AATAGCAATCAAAAGATTCAACAAGAAGCATTGATGAGTTATAGCCGTGGTGGTCGTGGCCCTAGCCGTGTAAACCAAACAAGTCGAGTAGACTTTAGTATTGGTGCACGAGCACACGACAACTTGGGCAGACCCGTATGGATTGGCTAGTGGCGTATGCAGTATTTGCACTATCGACTGCTATATGTGTATGGCTATTCTACTATTTACCAGTAGTTAGAGCAGCTAGGGCTAATGGCATTAGTAATACATTTACTGATAGTCCTATATTAAGCAGCATAGTATACCTTGTTATTTCCATAGTAATTGCTCCTATGCTGTTCATGCCGCTTTTTAACGAGGCCAAAGCACAACTATTTCGTCAAGCACTACAAGAGGAAATCTTTAAACAAGACTAAAATTTCTTTGTTGAAATTGTTAGCCCAACACTGTATAATATTATTTCTGTTGATGACAAAAGGCCAACCATGAAACTACTAGAATTTACTTATGTTAAACAAGCAGGTGATGTTAGTAAACGTGCAGTTATCGAGCTTGTAACTCCATCAGAGTTTGTTGAGGGCTGGGACGTTACACAACTTGATCCAGGTGAATTTGCTAAGTTTACTGAAACCATGGGCGAGTTACGTCGTCGTCAACATGCCGAAACTATGCAACTATTACAGGAGTTTGATCTCAAACATAATTACCGGCGATTTAAGCCTAGTGGTATGATTGATGTTCAAGTAGAATATGTCTAAATTTAGAATATGGGACAGTATCCATATACACGAAACTGTAACACAAGGTATACAGCTTCGCACAAAACTCGAACAACTATGCGTAGAAAACGACAAAACACTCGAAGAGTTGCCAGACAGTTTAGTGCCCAGCAGTTTACTTTATATGTTAGTTGCTAGTAATGAAGCAATGTATCACAAACTGCTAGACCGCGATTTAATAGAAACACTTAACCCCAAGCAAAATCCAAACTTACACTAAAGGAAAAATTATTATGGCAACGCAAAGTGCATGGACAGACGAACTCAAAGCTAAAGTTATTGAAATGTATGAGCAGGCAGGCCCAACACCGGAAAGTTCAACTGAAATTATCAAAGACATTGCAGAAGATATTGAAATGTCACCTAACGGCGTACGCATGGTTCTAGTACAAGCTGGAGTTTATGTTAAAAAAGACACTAGTGCTGGTTCAGCCAAGACAACTAAAACTGCCAGTGGTGAAGGCAGCAAGCGTGTATCAAAAGAAGATTCGATTGCAGCACTCAAAGCAGCCATTGAAGCTAAAGGTGGCCCAATCGACGATGATATTTTAGGGAAACTTACTGGTAAAGCAGCAGTTTACTTTGCTAGTGTATTAAAAGCAGCATAATAGTGGCGGCCTAGTGCCGCCTTTTACTTCTGGGGAAATAAATGGCTAGAAAACGTAAAACTGAGCTTGAAGAACAACGCATGACAGACGCTAATTTAGCAAAAGTAATACGTATGCTAGAAACTCCGCCTGAAGATACTAAAGCTTGGACTAAAAAGGAATGTTGCCAGTTTCTTGGCATGGCATATAACTCTACTAGACTTGCTACAATCCTTGAGCAGTTTAAAGAGCGTCAGCGTAGAACTGCTGAGCAACGAGCTAAGCTGCGTGGTAAGGCTGTTACCAAAGATGAAAAGATATTTATTATACAAGAATATCTTACTGGTAGTACTATTGATGCCATTACTAAAAGTACGTATCGTGGCGTAACTATCATCAAGCAAGTATTGGACGAGTATAGTGTACCACTACGCATACCAGGTCAAAACTATTTTAACCCACAGCTAATTCCAGACGGTGCTGCTCGTGACAAGTTTGAAGTAGGCGAGGTAGTGTGGAGTGCTAGATATGGTTCACTGGCTAAGATATACAGTGAAAAACTCGACCCTAAACATGGGCATATTTACCACATGTGGTTAATGGATGATAAATGGCGTCAATACTGCTGGCAGCCAGCATATGAATTAGCCAGCCTACAACAAATACGTGAACTTGGAGTACAGGTATAGTGGACAGTAACATACTCTACGAACGCCTAATCGAAGAAAATATCGAAAAAGGCTTTCAGGTTAAACTAGTAGTAAATGATTTTAGAGACGTTACCTACATACAGCTACGCAAGTACTTTCTTACCTATGAAGGTGATTGGCAAGCGTCTAGAGAGGGCGTTAGTATTCCGGCTAGTATAGAAAATATACATAGCTTGCTATACGGACTCCTAGACATTTGTGCCAAGGCCGAAGGCGAAGAAGTGATTAAGTTCTTTTACGAAGAGATTGCAAAAAAGTAACTTGAAACACAGACCCTAAACTGCTATAATATTATTTATGAATAAATTACACGAACTATTAGACCGAGCAAGTGAGGCGTACTATCAAGGTACACCCACTATTCCAGATTACATGTTTGACATGCTAGCAGAGGGTTGCGGCTATAACAAGGTTGGTGCTCCAGCGCATGGCAACAAAGCCAAGCACGTGCACCGCATGTATAGCCTGCAAAAGTTTTATGAAGATGAGGGTAAAAGTGATCCGCTAGCAGGCCTAGACGTTACCACCAGCATCAAACTAGACGGTGCAGCTATTAGCCTGTTATATGTAGACGGCGTACTAGTGCAGGCACTTACTCGTGGTGATGGTGTTGAGGGTCAATTAATCACAGATAAAATGTATGAGCACGGTAACCTAGTGCCACTAAGAATTAATCTTGGCAATGTAACTGTGCAAGTTACTGGCGAGATTGTAGCCCCACTACATGTGGAAAATAGCCGTAACTATGCAGCAGGTAGTTTAAACTTAAAAGACCTCAACGAGTTTAAAACTAGAGCAATTGAGTTTTTTGCCTATCAAATAACACCAAACCTAGACCCAACCTGGTCGGGCGATATGCGTGTACTTAAGCAACTAGGGTTTAACACTGTACTAGAACCAGACCTTGCTAAAATTTATCCTAGTGATGGCATTGTTGTTAGGTTAAATAATAATCACCAGTTTGAACAACTAGGTTATACTAGCAAACATCCTCGCGGTGCATATGCTCGCAAGGAACGACAGGCTCACATAGAAACCATTTTACGTAAAGTTGAATGGAATGTTGCTAAAACAGGTCGAGTGACTCCGGTAGCTATTTTTGATCCAATTAATATTGACGGAAAATTGATCTCTAGAGCAACGCTTAATAATCCAGGTTTTATTGAGGCCTTAGATTTAAGAATCGGAGATATAATAGCTGTTAGACTCGCAGGTATGATTATACCAGAAATTATACACAAAATTGACGCATAATAATTTCCAACTTGCCAAAAATTATACCATAATGATATAATTAAAACAAGTTGGAGAATTTTATGATTTTATATAAATGTATAAATATAACAACTAATCGTTGTTATATCGGCAAAACAGTTAGATCATTAAAAATAAGAAAACATGAACATTTAAAAGATTTACGTAATGGCACTAAGGGTGGTTTGTGGCAGCAGGATTTTGATACCTATGGTGAGCAAGACTTTATCTTTGAAGTATTAGAAGAAATTACAGATTGTGCTACGTTATCTATTAGAGAAAAGTTTAACATAAATATGCTAAACACTTTAGAGCCTAATGGCTACAATAAAACTAATAGTAGTGGTCCCATATATTCAGCAGATAAATTAATTGATATGTCTGAACACCCCGTAAGTACATTAGAAAATATCATGATTTTAGCTATTTCTGTGCCGTATAAAGAAATACAAGAAATAGCACAAGAGTGCAATGTTAGTGTGAATGTAGTAACAGATTTGCTTAGATGTAAATCATATACTTGGTTAGCTTATGCGTCGCCATATCTATACAAAGAAATACTGGATATAAATAATGCTAACTGCACACGTAGCACTTATTTAAAATCTACTAATTTAGTGTATGCTATGAATTTATATGTTGACACAGATTTATCTGATAAAGAAATAGCAGATGTTTGCGATATTACCTTAAATACTTTAAGGGATTTAGTACGACAAAAAGCATATTTAACATTAAAAGACATATCGCCTGCTATTTATAATAGAGCTATTACAAAATACTCGGAACGAAATAAAAATAGAACAAAAGAAAAAACTATAATAGATACCTCTACAAACACACAGTATACTTTTAATACTTGTGCTCAAGGATCCCGATTAATTGGAATAGATCACAGAAGAGTATCTGATTTAATAGCAGGACGTATAAAAAAATACAAAACATTTATAGTTGATGCATAAATTTTGTTGGCCCGGGCAAAGAAAATTTTAGCTTGTAACAATGTAGTCAATACTGTATAATAATATCTTAAGTTAAAAAATGAATATGAAGATTGAAATACCAACTCACTGTCCCTGTTGTAATTACAAACTTGAATTGGTTAACGACCAATTATTTTGTCGCAACCAGGCATGTGATGCACAACTTAGCAAGCGTGTAGAGCACTTTTGCAAAACTATGGGCATCAAGGGTATGGGCGCAAAAACTATTGAAAAGTTAGGTTTAGCAGATATTACTGAACTCTATTATCTAGAGCTTGATGAAGTTGCTAGTCAGCTAGGCAGTATTAAAACTGCTGAAAAACTTATCAGTGAAATTGACAAGAGTCGCAGTGCCCCACTAAATCAAGTGCTTGCAAGTTTTAGTGTTCCACTAGTTGGTTCAACTGCCAGTACAAAAATTGCTAACACAGTAAATCATATTGATGAAATTAGCTTAGAAACTTGTAAACAAGCCGGACTAGGTGATAAAGTAACACAAAATCTCCTAGGCTGGCTTGAAACAGATTTTCCAGAAATGAGACAGTTTTTGCCATTTTCATTTCGCAGTGAAACACCTATAGCACAAACAACTAGCCCAGTAGTATGTGTTACAGGCAAACTATCTTCTTATAAAACTAAAGCCGAAGCCTACAAGCAACTAACAGGTCACGGATTTCGTATCAGCGAAACTGTAACTAAAACTACGGATTATTTGGTTGACGAGGAAGATAAGGGTAGTACAAAACGTAAAAAAGCCGAACAATTAGGCATTAAAATTATCACAAACTTAAATACTTTTTTAAGAGAACAAATCAATGACTGAAAAAGCTAAAAAATGGTCTGACGCTACTGTTGACCAACTTATGAAACTTGTTGGTGCACAGCGTCCTGTTAGTGCTGCTACTGTTGAAATGGCTGCTGAATCGCTTGGTGGCGATTTTACTGCTCGTAGCGTTGCTAGCAAACTACGTCAACTTGAAGTAGAGGTTGCTAGTATGGCCAAAGAAAAAACCAGCGCATTTACTGATGATGAAGGCGCAGAGCTTGCAGAGTTTGTAGTTAGTAATCAAGGTGAACTTACCTACAAGCAAATCGCCGAGCAATTTATGGATGGCAAGTTTAGTGCCAAACAAATTCAAGGTAAGCTGTTAGCACTTGAGCTTACTGGCAGTGTTAAGCCTGCTGAGAAAGTTGAAGTTGCAAGAACATACACTGACAGCGAAGAAGCTAAATTTATTAGCATGGCTGAGAAGGGCGCATTTATTGAAGATATTGCTAGCGCACTTAACAAGACTGTTGCTAGCGTACGTGGTAAAGCTCTCAGCCTTACTCGTAAAGGTCAAATCGCTAAGATTCCTGCACAAAAGAACAGCTACGCTAAAGAAAACGTAGATCCTGTTACCTCACTTGGTGACAAGATTCATCAAATGACTGTTGCAGAGATTGCTAGTGCTATTGACAAAACAGAACGTGGTCTCAAAACTCTTTTAACCCGTCGTGGTATTAAAGTTGCAGACTATGACGGTGCTGCTAAGCGTGCTAAGGCAGAAGCCAAAGCTGCTTAAATAACAGTGTAACCCAGGCCGGGAGAGGTAAAATGCTCCCGGCCTTTTCAATTTAGGCTCAACATGAAAGTAACTATTACCTATCACGATAATCAGAGTTTTACAGTAGAAGAAGTCGTAAAATTAGCTACAGATAATTA